GAAGGAGAAAATAATTTATTCACAGTTATTTCTTTAGATCCCGCTATTTGTTGGTCAATCGTATATGTTACCTCTAAATTTTTACCATTATATTCTTGAATTTCAATATGGGTGGTCATATACTAAACATTTATATAATAAAAAATATTATATAAAAAATATTATATACACCTTTGAAGATTTAAGTTCGCACAAAAATACGAAAATAAATAATATGATAAATTACATAAAAAATATTTATTATATTAGTTACGAAATCTTTCTTGTCGGGATATCAGAAGAGACCAAATAAATGGAATTTTCCGTGATAATAATGTATTCAGTGCCACTTTTATAGAACTTCGCAATAGGAGACGTATATTCATCGGCCGATTTAACGAGAAGCTTTTCTCCCGTCTCCTTCACCCCAATCAATGCGTTTTTATCCAAAGATGAAGTCCAATAGTCGAGCAGAATCGGTTTATCTTCCACAATTGCAAGCTTTGCACAGTGTTTAAGAGTGATGTCACTAGGTAATCTATAATTAGATGAATCAGCCACAGTCGAAGTCGAAGTCGAAGTTCCAGATGCCACAACGGTTTTTTGTTCAATCATACTAGCCATATTATATAATAAAAATTATAAAGTCTTTAAATGCTTTTTTTGAAAAGTAATTTAAATATGACGCATATATATAATAGAACGATGAGTGATTCAATACAAAATTCAGCGAATAATTCTCAATATTCGTTACAAAATACGGAAAATTATAAACCATTACTACATTGTTCTAGTACCGACATATTAAACAAGTATACCGTATTAGTATGCGATTATTTGAATTTTATAACGGAACATATGAGTATGACTAATAATATATATAATAAATTTATAATAATGCGTGGGTTGGACATAATAACAAATGTGTTTACAATAATATTAATGTATTCCAAAAATATTGATATGGCATTTTTCCACGGTCAAAAGTCCTTTTATTTCTATGTTGAATTTATAGGACAAATATCAGAAGTTCATCATTCATTTCTTCAATTAAGTTCACGAGACGCAGTAATGTTTGTATATAAAAAAAATATATTTGAAATAAATAATGAAATACGTAAAAAAAATAAGATAAGTTCATCGGAATCCATAAATATGAATATATTAGACGCAAATATACATATAATGAAAAACGTAATTATAAATGTATTTACGAATATCGAATTATCAAAAGAAACAAATAAGGAAATTTTAAAAAATATAATAAAACGTATAGAAAAAATAAGTGAAAAAATAAACAATCCAAAAATAACGATAGACACGATTCATAACATCAAATTAATCGTGAATTTAATGGATATAGATGGAATATCGAATGATGTGTATTGTGATAATATCGAACAAAATATAAAAAAATGTATAAAAGAAAGTCACCAACCACACAAATAAAATAAAAATAAAAAATATATACAATATATACAATATACAATATATACAAAATATGAACAGAATATTTACTATTACCCAAAATAACAACAATTATGAGCAAGTTGTTGTTACTATTATTGCTGGATATATTGGCGCACTAATACCGAACAAACTATCAAATATACCACATTTATGGATGTCGGTCATTATGGGAGGTCTATCCAGCAAAATAATTTACGGTGATTTTGATGTAGGATATCAATGGACAATATCGGATATTTATTATTGGATTATTACAATTATTGAGTCGTTGGTAGGTGGAGTATTAGCCATTTTTGTAGGAACTTTTTATCGGGTATAACGCGATAGCTTTTTTTAAAAAACGGAGTTAATAGTCGAAGGAGTTAACAATTTTCCACAACTTGGTCAAAATGATCAACTCTGGAAATAAATTCAGCAACATCTCCTTCAATACCAACTAAATAAGTATGCAGCACCTTATTATGAATACAGCAAATATATTCATAATATTCGTTCAAATCAATCGGACTATTCAAATTATGATGTAATCTGTGTAACGACCATTCGGGTGGAGTAAACGGAAATCCAGCGTGATAGTCAATTTTAATAACCAGTTTTATATATTTTTGGGCGTAGGCTTCAACAATATCAATTATTTCAACAGGTAATTTGCCCCATTTTAAATACCCAAATGTGTAATCATCACCAGTATCTATATTGTAAAAGTATTCAATATATAACAAACAATAGTCGTGAAATTTTTGCAAGTATATATTTTTACGTTCATTTTGTTTTGTCGGTATGTTATAATGAGTATGTAATTGATTTATGTTACAATTTTGTGAAAATCTATTATAATGTCTGTTAAAATACAATAACTCTGTCATTTTATGATTTTATGATTTTATGATTATATGATATGTGTAAGGATATAATAACAAAAAAAATAAATTATATATTTCAATTTTTTATAGAATATGGAGCGAGCCGTAGCGTCAGTGGAGGCGAGCGACTGGAACACGGATGTGAGCGAAGTGAACAGAAACTCCTTCGACTAACGTCTACGGAGTTCCCTCGAAAAACTTCGGCTATCGCCTCCGTTTTCCTCCAAAATGAGTTTACACAGACACAACAATATTCTTTTTTCGAATCTTCTTCTTCTTATTCTTAACCACCGTATTTTCTGGTGTAATAATTTTCTGATTAATCTGATGAAATTCCTTTTCAAGCATCACTTTCAAAAATTCATAAATAATATGTAATACATTTTCATCACACATACCAACAATTAAAATACTTCCTGTCCGGAAAATCATAAAAGATACCGTCACAATATTTTTATACACAGCTTTTTCCTCTTCTGAAATTTGTGAACCTGTTTGAACTACCAACTCAGGATTATAATAAAATTTACATTGAATACCGGGATAGGAACACGGATCATATATACATTGAATATTATATCTGGTTTTAAGAATATCATATAATGTCTCGCGGTTAATGTAAAACCCGCAATTAAAATTCGAATTAATAAGAACTGTATCGCTTTTTAGTTCAAATCCGATAGGTTTATCCATAAATGGCTGTAATGTTGAAATAATATGATTCAATACAATTTCAAATATCTGTTCATTTTGAATGCCTGGAATCTCCATTTTACCCGTATTAAACACTTTAATATGAAATTCTTTAAAAAGATCTTGGATTCGAATGCGAAGAATCATAACAAAACAATTATAAAACGCGCTCTTCTTTTTGCTTCTATAACTCATAATATCCTTCTTGGAAATCCCAATACTGACCTTTCTGATGTCCTTGAACTTGATTCTACCATTCGGATTATTAATACTCGTCATAACTTGGTCTTCATAATGAGTCACCGTTTTCAAATTCGCGTGAACATCATCCAACTCTTCTTGTGTAGCCGAATTAAATTTCATTTGTTTTTTAATGACGCCATTTGTAGGAGTTGCATAAGGAATAATAGGAACTTTCCAAAATACATCCTTCAAGTTTATTTCACTGTTTAAATACGCAATCTTAGATTTGGTAGAAATATAAATATTGTTCGCTTTAGGAGAAATCAAATTTTTATTCATTTCAAAATCCACACTATTTTGGCGCCTATTTGTAAAATCTTCTTCATTATTATTATTATCGTTATCATCCTCGTCTGTTGTAGTGTCATTATAATCTGGGGATATAAACTTTTCCCATTCGTCATCAACGACATTGGTAATTATTTTATTTGTGTTGTTTGTATTGGTTGTGTTGTTTGTATTGGTTGTGTTGTTTGATTTTTTGGTTTCCATGATTGTATAATATTCTCCGAATTGCTTTAAGTATGTTTAATATATATTATTTCATTTCAATTATTTTCTAATAGTATATTATATTATTCAATGATCGGCAATAATACGCGCATCATCCATGAAAGAAGTGAAATCATCCCTATTAAGAAAAATTTATATGCGCAACCGGTGTCTCCCACTAACTCGACAACATACAGCTTAAAGCAAAATATGTTTGACCCGATGAAAAGTTCTCCTCCCAACGATTTTATGATAAAACTTCGTATGAGAATGAGCCGTTATGATTCTTTAGATAAAAACGCAGATATGCGTGAGATGGCGTAATTGATATAATATCCATTTTTACAATCTTGGCTATGCATTATATTTTCCATAAACTCTAAAAACTTATGCGTTATTATTTCTGGCTTATTGCGAATAATATAATTTAAATAGTCTTTGATTATATTTTTTTTATCAATATTATAATTTTTGCTGATTTCTTGGATATATTGTGACATTGTGTCGAGTTTCTCTCCTTGAACAAACTTTAGAAATAGATTTTCCCATACAGTGCTATCTATTATATTAAAATCCGCGTCTATAACATTCTGATTTGACTGCATAAAGTTGATCATACTTCGGATATCGGAGCGATATAATTTTTGAATAAGACTTATCGATTTTTCACTCATGTTTAATTTTTCACATACAACGATATTCGTTAAAAACGATATTATTTCTGCTTCGGGTAGCTGGTTAAAACGCAAACGTAAAAATTCATTTTGTAGTCCTTCGTCTATTCTACTGATATAATTACAGATTAGACAAAACCGAACTGTACCGGAATATTTTTGGAGCAAATATCGTAACGCTTGTTGTGCGTTTTTTGTCATATAATCCACTTCGTCCAATATCACAAATTTCATACCATTATTAAAGAGTGACTTTGAATTTACAAATTGATTTATTTGGTTCCGGATAATGTCGATGCCTCGGTCGTCCGAGGCGTTCATCATCATTACCAAACCCTTGTCTCGAGTGCCGTATTTATCTTGGTATGCGTTTATCAGGTTAAGAACAAGCGTTGTTTTTCCAACACCTGGGGGACCGTATAATAATAAATGTGGGAAATATTTGGTGTCAATTATATTTTTGAAAATAATTTTATTTAACGGATTTAAAACAACATCATCTATATGACTTGGTCTATAAAATTCTACCCAAGGTACGCTACTCATTACTGTATAACTTATACCGTAGTTTCTAATATAAAATTTCAAATATCAATTATCAAATATCAATTATCAAATATCAATTATCAAATATCAATTATTATTTGGTTTACATTTTTTTTAGATATTTTGGGGAAAAATTGAAATAAAAATAACGGACAAAGATATTGTACAAACAACGTATAAGTAAAGATGTCAACAGAATCCTCCACTAAAGTTCCGTATTCTAGGTCTGTAACTACGCATGAGACTCCGTTACACCCCTTGGAGCGATCCGAAGCCGAAGGCGCCGGTTGTAAGCGTAGCGAAAAGCGAGGGAACTCCGTAGACGTTAGTCGAAGGAGTTTAAATAAAAAAAGTTATTTAGAAATATTTGTCGGCCCAATGTTTTCAAAAAAAACATCACGATTAATAGATATTTATAAGCAATATACATTTTGTAATATTCCGGTTGAAATAATAAATCATTGTGCTGACACGAGATATCACGACACGATGCTTTCATCTCACGATAAGGTAATGGTTCCGTGTATTCAGACAGACAAAATATCGGAAGTTTGGTTCAATAATAATAATAATAATAATAATAATAATAATAATCAAGAAAATCATCTAAAACTCAAAAACGCCACTGTTATTTTAATCAATGAAGCGCAATTTTTCGAAGATTTGTATGAATGTGTATTGGACATGTTAAAAGAGAATAAGCGCGTATATATTGCCGGATTAGATGGCGACTTTTCTAGGAATAAATTTGGCCAAATATTGGATTTAGTTCCGATATGTGATAAAATTACAAAATTGACTGCACTTTGTAGTATGTGTAAAGATGGAACTCTTGGAATATTTTCAATGCGTTTAACAAAGGAAACGAAACAAATGGTAATCGGTTCAGATAATTATATCCCAGTTTGTCGTCACTGTTATACAAAAAATATGTAAATCTGGAGGAAACAGAGTTGAACACTTCTGTTCACTTCGCCCACATCCGTGTTCCGAAGGAGTTTAGATAAATCATTTATCAAAACTACTTAAATCAAAAACCATTTATTAAATTATAATATAAAAATATGACAACCATTATTGATAATATTAAACCAAAGAGAGGAAGACGATCTAAAAAGGAGATTGAAATCGCGAATGCTTTAATCGCGTCAACTCAGTCGACTATTAACTATGGAGTTCTCCAAACTCCTGAAGTTACGATTACACACGAACCCGTCGGATCGCTCCAAGCTTTAGAAAATATTATCATTGAATCAACTCCTTCGGCTATTAACTACGGAGTATCCTCGCTCCAACCAAAGGAAAAGACGGAACTGAAAGAAAAGAAAGAACCAAAAGAAAAGAAAGAACCAAAAGAAAAGACGGAACTGAAAGAAAAGAAAGAACCAAAAGAAAAGAAAGAACCAAAAGAAAAGACGGAACTGAAAGAAAAGAAGGAACCAAAAGAAAAGAAGGAACCAAAAGAAAAGAAGGAACCAAAAGAAAAGAAGGAAACTGTAAATAAAAAAATAAATTCAGGAACAACTCCTTCGGCTATTAACTCCGGAGTTCCCTTGCTTTTCGCTACGCTTACACCCGGCGCCGTCGGCTACGGGTCGCACCAAATTGTAAGTAATATTGAATTGCAAATTTGTAACGACTACACAAATGAAACCACCACTCCAGATAATCTATTGTATAATACCGATGAAAATATTATTATTAAACCTCCCCCCAAAAAGAGAGGTAGAAAACCAAAGGGTGGAAAGATAATCATGCAAACATTACCTATTATTCCACAAAAAGATGTCAAACCTAATATTATTTTACATTTAAAATGTTCCATGAAGGATTTACACAGTGATGGAGATCATAATTCAAATTTTTCTATTCCGAATATCGAATCGTTTAATTTTGAGTGTTCAAAAAATGAGCAATTGTATGAGGTTATAAGTAATCCAGAATATACCGCCAGTGTTGTAACTCCATCGACTATTAACTCCGGAGTTACCTCAGGTACTATCAGTTCGCTCCAAACTCATTCGACTATAACTACGGAGTTCCCTCGGAAAACGTCGGCTATTAACTCCGTTTTCCTCCAACCACCTGAAAACACATACAACTATAATGAAAAACTCCTTGAAAATATTACATATATTTCAACTCCTTCGACCGGAGGTCCATCAATGTTTGATGGCTACGGGTCGAATCATAATACCAAGTCAAATACAATTTCAAATTCAATTTCAAGTTCAAATTCAATTTCAAACGCAAATTCCAAACATTCGCATAATCATCCATCCGACTCATCGGATTATCAAGAATGTTGCGAATCAACAGAGATTTGGAAAAAATTAAAAATGCTAGAACACAATTTACACGTAAATAATGTATCTGATAAAAAATCCGCGTGTTTTTGGTGTTCACACGATTTTGATAATCCTCCCATTTACATCCCAAAACATTTCATTAAAAATTCATATCAAGTTTATGGATGTTTTTGTACACCGGAATGCGCAGTGGCTCATTTAATGGAAGATAACATCGATACATCAACCAAATTTGAAAGATATCATTTACTCAATCATATTTATTCAAAAATTTATAATTATAAGAAGAATATTAAACCAGCTCCGAACCCGTATTATATGTTGGAAAGATTCTATGGTAATTTAACGATACAAGAGTATAGGTCATTATTAAAGAGTGAACGATTATTTTTAATCGTAGATAAACCGCTTACCCGAATTTTACCAGAATTTCACGAAGACAATGACGATTTTATTATTAACAATAAAATTATTCCATCGAATAATTATCAAGTTAAGAAAAGATTACAAAAAAAAACAATGACCAAAAATAATATTATGAATGAACAGTTTGGCGTGAATCCTTAGGAGGATGTGACGGAGCGGAACGCGTAGTTACAGACCCAAACTCCTTCGACTATAACTACGGAGTTCCCTCAGAAAACTTCGGCTGACGCCTCCGTTTTCTTCCAGAATATGGAGCGAGCCGTAGCGTCAGCGGAGGCGAGCGACTGGAACACGGATGTGGAGCGAGCCGTAGCCGTAGCCGAAGGCGCCGGTTGTAAGCGTAGCGAAAAGCGAGGGAACTCCGTAGTTATAGTCGAAGGAGTTTGGAGTATTCTAGAAAATATATTATATATGTAGAATATATACAATATATTATGAATGGATCAGGAAATGGATCTGGTCCACATAATAACAATACATATAAATGCCTAATTAATATTCAACCGCCATACGTTATAGAAAAAGATGGTGAATATTCAGGTGTTATTTATGATGCGTGGAAAAAAGTAAAGGAAAATATGCCGGAATATACTTTTGTAGAGACAATGTTTCCGACAAGCAAAAATAATTTAGAATTTATGAATACTTTTAATAAGGATGATTATGATGTTGGTATAGGATGTGTAGGAGTCACAAATGAGCGAATTAAATTGGCCTATTTTACCACTCCCATTATTATGAATAGATGTGTTATTCTTTATAAGGATAAACATTTAATGATAAGTTCCATATTGAAATTTTTTGGGATGTATTTTTTACCGTATTTTTTTGCTTTATTATTATTAAGTTTAATTTTAGGATATATATTAGCTAAAACGAGCAAACAAAAATTATCACCATCAAGGTTAATTGGTGAATCCGTCGCAGCATTATTTGGGTCAAAAGGTTCATTATTATCACACGTCACATTCAACGCAACAAGTATTATAATAATTATCATTTTGTTAATATGTTCCACATTTGGGCTACAACTACTACAGGCGTTAATTACGAATATTTTGGCAAAATCATATCTAGAAAGTGAAATTATTCGATCTTCTATCCATACAGCCAAATTACTTGGAATAGATCATAGTAATGTTCCGGACATGTTTGAAAGAAATTATGAATGTAAAATTATACGGCAAGATGATAGTTTGGAAGGTACTATAAATACATATTTAAAAGATATTAGTAAATATGATGGTATTGTTGCGAATGGAATGGAAGCATTGTATTATGCAAAAAAATATGATTTAAAACTTACACAACAATATTTTACATTAAATCAACACGGATGGATTGTAAATTTCAAACATCCACAACTACTGCAAAAATTAAATGAAACAATTCGAGTCGTATTGGATGGCGACTATATGGGCAAAACGTGTAAAATGAATTTTGGAGAGGATGAAGGATATATGTGTATATTCTAGACACTTACGACTACAGTCTTTACATATTTTCCAATTCAGTCTTCAGTTTATCTTCTTGTTTTGAATTATATTCACGCATTGAATCATTTAATTTGTGTCGAATCTGTTTGTAAATTTCTTGATTGACTGATCTTATTTCTGGTGCTTTTTTTTCAGCTATACCCATAAATGCGCGAATGACCTTTATAGCATCATTCTCGTATTCAACTAGTTTCTCTCTCGCTACATCTTCAGTATAATCAGTTTGTCTGCGAATCATATTCACCTTTTCCACAATGTCTGATTCTATAATATTATCTATACACTTACGTTCATCCATATAGATATTATCATAAATTATTTTTTAAATCATATTAAACAAAATTTACTAATATATAATATCACTATCAAAAAATGTCGCTTTTTAATAAATCACCTATTAATATCCAACCAATACTAAATGATGTAGATGAAGTAATTAAAACCGGATTAAATAAAATATTATACGATTATACGTTTCAACATTTAACAAATGAATTGGAAAAATGTAAAACAGAAATGGAATATTATAAAAAGGAATTAGATAATATTAAACATTTACAGTCGAATCCTTCGTCTAATGTTAATACAATACACATAAAAATTGAAAAGGATACTCATGTGGAGCGACCCGTAGCCGAAGGCGCCGGGGAGCGAGGGAACTCCGGAGACGTTAGTCGAAGGAGTTTAGAAAATATTAAATTAAATATTGTAGAAACTGAAGCATTACCTAACAATTCGTCTGATAATGAATGTACTTTTGATAAAATTTTATTACAAAGTGAAGCAACGTCTAGTAATAAGCGTATTTATTTAGTAAATAGTCTTCCAATTGAATCAGATAATGATACAAATAATGCGGTTCAAGAAGAGGAAGAATCAGATGAAGAGGAATCGGATGAAGAGGAATTAAAAGAAGAGAAGGAAGAAGAAGAATTAGAAGAGGAAGAAGAGAAGGAAGAAGAAGAATTAGAAGAGGAAGAAGAAGAAGAAGAGGAAGAAGAAGAAGAGGAAGAAGAGAAGGAAGATGATACAGAAACAGAGAACGAAGAAGAAGAGGAAGATGAAGAAAAGGAAGAAGAGGAAGAAGATGAAGAAAAGGAAGAAGAAGAGGAAGAAGATGAAGAAAAGGAAGAAGAAGAGGAAGAAGAGGAAGAAGAGGAAGAAGAGGAAGCATTTGAAATCGAGATTGAAGATGTAACATATTTCGCAACGGGTGAAGAAAATGGAAATATTTACGAAATTGATTCAGCTGGAGATCCAGGAAAAAAAGTAGGGTATATTAAAGACGGTGAACCAATTTTTTTCCAGGTCTAATATAAGAAGTAAATAATAATATGGCAATATTTAGTTTATGTCCACCCGCGTTTATTTATTTAGTTTTTTCAATAACTCAAATAATAATTGATACCTTCAAAGGATTATACAATACAGCATTTTTTAAGTTTATTGTAATGACTATGATTACACTTTTATTGAATGCTTTATGTCAAATGGGTTTAGGTATAGTTTCGTGGATATTTGTATTTATCCCATTTATTTTTATGACAGTGATTGTTGCAATATTATTATATATTTTTGGATTGAAAGAATCGAGTGGAAAAATAGATGAAACATCTAAGATTACCATTTTCAATTCGATGGAGCGAGCCGTAGCCGAAGGCGCCGGTGAGCGATGGAACTCCGGAGACGTTAGTCGAATGAGTTTGAAAACACCTCCATTTTATTCAACATCAACTGCATATGAAAGTTTTTATTCATAAATTAAATATTATGTAAACAATATAAATATTTATATAATATTAATGTATTAAAGCAAATGCTTGTAAGTGGACTTTTATTAAATACATCCTTTGCATTATTTTGTGGCTATACGACTCATTTATTTATGTTGAAATACGCACCCTTTATCTATAATATTTTTTTATATACGTGCTTTACCGGTTCGGTATATTGCTATACCCAAATCGAATTTCACAGTAAAAATATACTATCTTCATTTAAAACTCAACAATTTATTAATCAATTATTTGAAAACCAAAATCGTAATAAAAATTATGTTTCCGTTATAAAATCGAATAATGTTATTTTTACGTCATCATTATACAATATAATCGAACAAAGTAGGAATGAATCCTTCGTGTATGATTTTATTATAATGTCGCTTTATGAAAAAGTGGATAATGATTCAACTCCTTCGACTAACGTCTCCGGAGTTCCCTCGCTCCAAACGTTATCCAAGGAAAATAAAGTCATCTTATATAAATTGCCATCAAATGACGTGGAAATTGATTATGAAATTTGTGATTATAAATTTATTTCAATGTTTATTACAATAAAACAAGAAAAATATCAACTCACACTATCAAATGAATATTATAATTATTATGTTTCGGGTAATGTATTAAATGAGTTATTTTTCTGTTATTTGTTAAAAACCCAACACAACATAGATATTGATAAAAATGATATTAAATATATGTTAGAATTGATTGATCATAACATAAACATTCTTATATTACACGAAACCGACGAAATTATATTAGGTAAAAGTGAATGTAATATTAGGTTGTCGGATTATAAAAAAGAAGAAGAAGAAGAGGATGAAGAGGAGGAAGAGGAGGAAAACTATGATGATATGCCGCCACTAATAGCTGTGGACGATGATACAGAGGCTGAGGTGCAACTCCTTCGACTAACGTCTCCGGAGTTCCCTCGCTCACCGGCGCCTTCGGCTACGGCTCGCTCCAAACCCGAGATTCTAAAAGAAACTCCCACCCCTATACAAAAAGTTCATGTAACTCCTTCCAATTTTTCAATTCCATCTATTCTCGTGGACCTTTATAATACAAATATAAGTAATAATATTATTTTTAATAGAAAAAAGGCTGATTCATTTGAACAACAAGAATATGTACACGTCGAATAAATTACACTCATTCGACTACTTCTACAGAGTTCACCTCCGTTTTCCTCCACACATAGAATAAACAACAATAAAAAAAACAATATAAAAAAAATTGACTAAAACATGGTATAATGGTAACTCCCCAACCTACATTCGCAACAGATACAAATAGTATGGAACAAAGTGGAAACCATAAATTGTCTACCAATTGGACAATGTGGGCGCATTTGCCCCACGATACTGATTGGACAATACTTAGTTATAAAAATATATTCACAATGACAACAATTGAAGAATCAATTGCAATTTCAGAAACAATGCCTGACGTTTTAGTTAAAAATTGTATGTTATTTCTAATGAAGGAAGGAGTAAAACCTATTTGGGAAGACCCACAAAATCGTTCAGGAGGATGCTTTTCATATAAAATTAATAATAAAACCGTTCACGATGTTTGGAAACAATTGTGTTACTTATTAGTTGGCAGTACCATCAGCAATCAGCAATCATTTGTTGCGAATGTAACAGGAATTACCATTTCCCCTAAAAAAAACTTTTGTATCATAAAAATTTGGATGTCGACTTGTGCGAATCAAAATCCAGCAATTATTTCCAATGAGGTGACAGGGTTGACATCACACGGATGTATATTTAAGAAACACACACCAGAATATTAGACAAACTCCTTCGCCTAACGTCTCCGGAGTTCCCTCGCTCCCCGGCGCCTTCGGCTACGGGTCGCTCCAAAACACAATCAAAACAATAAAATATACAATTTTATTGTTTTATTACAATAAAAATCATAAAAACAATTAAAGATATCAACCATATAACAATTATAACCTAAAAAATAATATGGTTGTGAATCTGTCCATATCAGAAAAAACCATATGTTTAAATATGATTGTGAAAAACGAATCTCATATCATATTAAATACATTAGAAAACTTATGTTCTTATATTACCTTTGCGTATTGGGTGATTTCAGACACAGGCTCCACAGATGACACCAAAAGTATAATAACCGATTTTTTTAAACAAAAAAATATTCCAGGTGAATTGGTGGAACACGAATGGAAAGATTTCGGATATAATAGGACCAAAGCGCTCGAGTGCGCCTATAATAAGTCGGATTATATCTTCATTTTTGACGCAGATGATAAAATATTTGGCGAATTCAAATTACCCAACATATATGAAGTTGACCGATATCAAGTGAAATTTGGACCACACGTCGCGTACACACGCCCACTATTGGTGACAAATAGAAAGAAATGGTGTTTTACTGGTGTTCTACACGAGTCGTTGTCAAATATTGACGTAATGAATGGAGAAAAAACGTTGGAGGGGGAATATTATGTTGAATCAGGTAGGACAGGAAATAGAAGTAAAAATCCTACAAAATATCTCGATGACGCGATTGTCTTAAAAAACGCATTTAATTGTACTCTCGCATCCGACTACGGACTCGCGTGCCGGTACGCATTTTACTGCGGGCAAAGTTATAAAGACGCCGGACCACAATACATGGATGACGCCATTGAATGGTATAAGAAATGTTTAGACTTGGGTAATTGGGCGCAAGAAAAATATTATGCGTGTCTAATGATTGGTAATTTATACAAGATAAAAAATGACATTCCAAATACAATGAAATATTGGTATAAAACAGTTGAATATGACATTGAGAGAATGGAAGGAGTTGTTTGGGCGATGAAACAACTGATGGCGGATGGTCAAAATCTTGTGGTGAACGCACTATATCACAAGTTTAAAGATTATAAGAAAAATCCGCAACAAAAATTATTTATATTTGAAAATGATTATAACGATGAAATAGAATATCACAATTCGGTTTGTGCGTTTTACGTGAACGATAAAGAAAGTGGGTATGAGTGTTGTAAAAAAATAATATTAAATAATGTGATTTCATATGGTTATCTAAAATCCACGTTGTCAAACACATTATTCTATAAGGATTTATTGGAAAAGGATACAGCAACGATCGATATGTTTTATTCGGTAGATAACGCACTACACAAAATATCTTCTCTCTACAAAGAACAACTTGATCCCAAAATGGTAGAGCTTTGGACTCTGTTGTTTGAAAAAAACAGGAAAAAGCTTACACTATATAACAATTTTTCTTTTATGGAGCGAGCCGTAGCGTCAGCGGAGGTGAGCGACTGGAACACGGATGTGAGCGAAGTGAACAGAAGTGTTCCGCCTAGAAGACTGCCGAAAATATTCTTATCTTTCACCACGTGTAAGCGTTTTGACCTATTTAAACAAACCGTAAATTCTATATTGAACCATTGGACTGATATTGATAAAGTCGATTATTGGTTTTGTGTAGATGATAATTCGTCCGAGGAAGACCGTGTTAAAATGACCACATCCTATCCGTGGATAAACTATCGTATGAAAACACCAGAAGAAAAGGGGCATCGCCAAAGTATGAATATAATATGGGATAAATTAAAGGAATTGGGACCGGTATATTGGATACATATGGAAGACGATTTTTTATTTCATACAAAAATGAATTATGTAGGAGAAGCCATTAGTGCTCTAACTCAGTTGAAAGATGAAAAAGTGTGCCAAATATTATTTAATAGGAATTACGGTGAAACGATTGAGGATTATAAAGTGTTGGGACACACTAGTTCCAATACTAATTCCAATATTGTAGTTCACAATTATAAATTAGGCACATTCTCTTATTCAAATTGTCATTATTGGCCGCATTATAGTTTCCGTCCTGCCGTAATAAACGTGAAAACCGTGTTAGAATTAGGCAATTTTGATTCTACAAATCAATTCTTTGAAATGGACTATGCGATAAAATGGTATGCGGCTGGATATAAATCGGGTTTTTTCAATAGAATAACAAATCGACATATTGGGCGGTTGACATCAGAGAGACATTTGAATACGGTGAAAAATGCGTATGATTTGAACGACGTTTCGCAATTTCAACAAACTACAACGTCTAATGTTATCAAGGAAATAGTTCATGTACCAGAAATCGTAACGTTAAAGAATAATTCTATCAAAATTATTAATTTAGAACGCCGTCCAGATAGAAAAGAAGCAACTATTCAAAAAATGCAAGAGGCTGGTATTGATAAAACCATATATGAATTTGTGAAAGCAGTAGATGGGTTACAATTACAACCTACACTTGAATTAAAACAAATTTTTGAAAGGAACGATTTTGGGAGTAGAAAATGTGTTATTGGGTGTGCTCTTAGCCATTTAAATTTATGGAAACAATTGTTGACGGATGAATCACATAATTATTATATCATTATGGAAGATGATTTCTCTCTTTCCCCCCATTTTAAAACCAAAATGAGTACATTAGAATCCGATTTCATTTCCAAGGAAGTTGTATTTATAGGATATCACATGTTTGAAAAGAATAGAGTCACTCATTCACATATTTATAACAATTGTGATACTGATTTAATGAAAGTAGAATCTTTAAATAAAAGTATTTATATCGGTGGATATTTTGCGTATTCAATTAATAAACAAGGAGCCCAAATATTAGTAGATTATATTTCAACACACGGATGTAAACACGGAATAGATTATTCGAATAAAATTATGAATAACTTACAATCATATGAATGTCAACCTCAGCTTACTTTTTCTTTATGGAATGAAGCTGGTGCAAAAATAGACACAGATATTCAAACAAATTATGATTTTTTGGATTTCTCATTGATTAAAGATGATAATGTAAATACTGAGGATACTGAGGATAATCGAAGGAGTTTGAATAACATTTATATAAATGGTATAGGTGGGTTAGGCAATAATTTATATCAAATAGCAGTAGCCATTTATTACAAAGAAACATACAAAAATTGTAATATAATTTTAAATAAAAACGATGACTGGCTAAATTTTGGTTCTGGAAATAAATTTGGAAAAAATAGATTAAAAACTTCTTATTTAAATACAATATTAAATAAATTTAATACAATAGATATTGTTCCACCTGGCGATACATTATTATACAATGACTGTTTCTCGTTAAATAAATTAGATTTGTCAAATGTCACAAATAAAAACATTATAATTGATGGATATAGTCAAAATGTAGACTTATTTTTTGATGTAAAAGACAAATTATGTAGTTATTTAAATTTAGAAGATAAAGACATAGAACAACAAATGAAAGAAAAATATAACATAGATAATGAAGCAATTAATATTATGTTAGGTATTAGAATTGGAACAGACGGAGGATTTAAATATTCCAAATTTACAAAACAATCGTATAAACAAATTATAGATGGTATTATAAACTCAAACATAAATAATAATAAACCCATCAACTTATATGTACTAAGTGATATAGAAAACTTTTCTTTTATGATTGACGAATCAGATAAATATAAAATTATTTATGTAAATGACGATGATATAAGCCAAATATATGTTGGTTTAATGTGTAACTATTTTATTTTAAGTGATTCTACATTTCATTGGTGGATAGCATTTTTAAAATGGTCGAAAGACGCATCAACAAGTGTGTATTGTTTTAATAATACGGATACAACAAATAGATGTCTTCTTAATACCACTCTTAAAGCTGAATGGAAATGTGTTGACCTTATTCCGAATGAAAATTTTGTTTTTATGAAATATGTAGACCACTTTGGTAGTGATATGTTTAAAATTAACGGTTCCATTCCTATATTAATGGACCGTGCTGAAAAGGAAAAAGATTGTGTTGCGTTTAATACATTGGGGTTTTTTAAAAATGACATAAATATGGATAATTTGAAGACTTCTCCTTATTTTACTAATAATGATGGTATTTATGTTAAAAAAGAATATTATGATAAATGGAATGATACAAAAAAACCAACTCAGTTAGACGTTAAAATTGATGTTAAAGAGGGTTTAGAGCTACCCGTAGCCGAAGGTGCTGGGGAGCGATGGAACTCCGGAGACGACTGTCGAAGGAGTTATTCATTAAAAGAAATAGCAGAATATTTCGTGTTAGATAAATGCGATAAATATTTACATAATTTTATTCCCATATATGCTGATTTGTTGGACGCAAAAAGAGATAATATACGTAATTTTTTTGAAATTGGTATTGGTTCAGGAAACAATATGAGTCACGTTAGTAAATATAATTATAAAACAGGAAATAGTCTTAGAGCGTGGAAAGAATATTGTAAAAACGCAAATATATATGGTATTGATATAATTGAAGAATGTATTTTTGAAGAACCGCGTATTAAAACACATATATGCAATCAAAATGACTCTGAACAGTTAAAAAAATTAATGGATAACTTGGATGTTAAAATGGATGTTATATTAGATGATGGGTCACACGTTACTGAACATCAGGTTGTATCATTTATGACATTAGAAAAATATTTAGTAGATGATGGTATATATATCATAGAAAATATTATAATTCATAATTATCAAACCTGGAAAAATCTTTCAGTATTCTCAGATGATTATCGATCATATATTAACCGAAAATATGATGTATTTTGTTATGACCAAAGTTCTTCAAAATCTAATATTTCTGATTATATATGTGTATTTAAAAAAAAAAGGAAGATGACTCGTGTGAAAATGTTATGTAATTGGTGTTCATCGGAACAGTTGTGTAAAGAATGGTCAAATATGTGTGATGATCCAGAGAAGTTTCAATGGAATAACAATTTAGAATTAACTTGGTCTGAAAGAAAAGAAGATATTGACTATTATGTTATTGTTAACTCACCGCCAGCCAATTCATATTTTGACCCAGTGAAAACAATTGTATTTCAGATGGAACCGTGGGTTCACGATAATAACCATCACTGGGGTGTTAAAACATGGGGGAAATGGTCCGCACCGAGTCCTGCCGAATTTTTAGCCGTTCGTGGACGTAAATCACCCTATCATAATAACGCATTTTGGCAATTAGAATTAACATATAACCAGCTATTAAATCTAAAAATAACAGAAAAAAAACAACATATGATATCATCTATATGCAGTTCAAAATATTTTGATGAAGGACATATTGCACGTATAGATTTATTGAAATATATCGAACAAAAGAATGATCCGAACGTGCAAATTGATATTTATAACCAAGACAATGTTCATAATTTTAAAAACTTCAAGGGCCCAGTCAGTCCGTATGTAGATAAAAGTAAGGGGATGATGCCATATAAATATTATTTTATGATGGAAAACAATTATGAGGAGAATTTTATTACGGAAAAAATATGGGAGCCGATATTATGTGAATCGTTGGTGTTTTACTATGGCTGTCCGAATATAACAGATTATATTGATTCGCGCGCATTTGTTCTATTAGATGTAAATGATTTTGAAAAATCATATCAAATTATAAAACAAGCAATCGAAGAAGATTGGCACACCCAAAGAATCGATGTTATTCGAAAAGAAAAACAGAAAATATTATCTAATTTGGCATTTTTCCCAACCATTGAAAAAATAATAATGAATAATATAGAAAATCCGTATAGTAAATTATACAACACATATTTCCAAATTCCTTCGACTACGTCTACGGAGTTCCCTCGGAAAACTTCGGCTATCGCCTCCGTTTTCCTCCAAGAATATAATAATAAAAATTATAACAACCTACTCAAGTTTTTACACAACTATCATTCATCCGCATGGTTAGGTCATCTTAAATTCGCAATGTGGTTAGTAAATAAATATAAGCCCAAAGTTACGTTGGAATTAGGTGTGGATTACGGTCATTCTGCGTTTGCGTTTGCAAGTGAAGGTATTGGAAATGTATACGGGATCGATTGTTTTGAAGGAGATATACATGCCGGACATAGAGACACTTTACAAACCTTGAATGATACCAAAAAATATTTATTAGATAACCAATTGATAGTAAGAGATAATTTGTTCCCAATAAAAGGATATTTTGATGAGATATATAAATCATTTAATCACACTGTTGATATTTTACATATAGACGGACTACATACATATGAAGCAGTGAGTAATGATTTTAATACATGGATTAATAAAACACACGATAATTCTATTATATTAATGCATGATGTAATATCTTTTAGAGACAGTGTTGGTAAATTTTTTGATGAAATACCGTATCCAAAAACATTTTTTTCACATTCTGCTGGATTAGGAGTTGTGTCAAAAAATCAATCTATAATTGATGATATAAATAATATTTGGTTAAATAATAACAACCCAAAAAAATATTGTTTCATTCATAGTTGTCATCTAAAAGAAGTAGGGATAAATATATTAAATGAGTTAATTAGTAATTTGATAAATAGTAATTCAATACAATATTTTGAAAAAATATTTGTAGTGAATATTGGTGAAAAAATAGACCAGAATGATTTCCATCATAATAAAATTAAAATAATCAATTATTCGGATGATGTCAACTTATTTGAAATCCCAACTATTAATTTGATTCGTACATTTTGTGAATATAACGATAATTGTGAAATATTATATTTGCATACAAAAGGCGTGACGTGTCCCAATAGTAAAAATGTATCTGATTGGAAAAATATGATGACATATTTTCTTGTAAATAAATGCACGGAATGTTTTGAATTATTGAAAAAGTATGATACGGTTGGGTGTAATTACACAGAAGCACCACATAAACATTATAGTGGTAATTTTTGGTGGGCGAATAGTAGCTATATTAAACGTTTATCAAAAATACCGTGTGATAGTAAAAGGCACGATGCTGAATGGTGGATTTTATCAAATGATACCGTAACTCCTTCGACTGTCGTCTCCGGAGTTCCCTCGCTCACCGGCGCCTTCGGCTACGGCTCGCTCCATACTATTTGTGAAATACATCATTCTGGAATAAATCATTATCTTACTGAGTATTCTTCTGAAAAATACTCCACTATCGTTCCAAACTCCTTCGACTAACGTCTACAGAGTTCCGTCGTTTTTCGCTACGCTTTTCGCTATGCTTACAACCGGCGCATTTTGCTTTGCTGAAGGCTACGACTCGCTCCATATTCTCGAACTCCTTCGGCTACCGCCTACGGAGTTCCCTCGCTCACCGGCGCCTTCGGCTACGGCTCGCTCCAAAGTTTGGAGGATAAGTTTTCTAAACAATTAACCATCCAATAGAAACACCGGCGTCATAAAAAGTATAACTATAAACTTGATTGATTAAGTTTGATGCTGGAGGATTATTGTAAATAGAAACATTACCAGCCGGTAAAAATCCAAAAATAGTAAATCCGTAATTAACCTGAGCAGACGAAACAGAAAAATTAATTACACCACCAGTTTGAGTTCCAGCAGACGGAAGAGTAATACTATAATCCGTACCAGTTCCATTGTGATAATATAATTTACCATATGCGGTCCCAGTAAGAGTAAGTGGTGTTGACACGGCAACAAGAGCAGAGAAACTAATACCGCCTGCGGTTCCTTTTAAACCAGTCGCACCAGTCACACCAGTCGCACCAATTGAACCATTTGGACCTTGAGAACCAGTAGATCCAGTTTTTCCAGTAGGACCAGTTGCCCCAGTAAATCCCACCGGACCAATTGCCCCCCGAGAACCCGTAGATCCTTGTGGACCAGTAGGTCCAGGTCCTCTTAAATCACAACATTTTTTTGAACCTAAGTAACTGGAATAGCCAGACATTTTATATAATAAATTATTATAATATATAAAATTTTATATTTGAACCATATATCACCAATCATTATTTATGAAAAATATGGAATTATGGAATTATGGAATAATGGAATTTACGACGATGGTAGAGCAGACAAACATAAACGAATGGTTCCGAGCGACGCCACGTCATATTTAACTACTAAAGGCAAATCATTCTCCAAATAAATTTCAATTTGTGAACACAAGTTTGTACATTTAATAAAATATCCTAAATTCTTCAAAGAAAATTCACCTTGAATGATTTTGGAAGCGTCTTGCTTCAAGATAAATCCCATATTGCCATCCGATTCGGCGCGATGAATCTCGGCGGACGCAAACTGCCCAGAGCATTTGAAAATCAATTCACTTCCGACAGATTTAATCTCTAATTTATCGGAAATACACGACAAATCGCGGATGATTTTTTGGAAATCGGCGGAAGGCAAATTAATGACGGAAGAGAATTTCACATCAGGATACTCAAGCTCCTCGGGCTCAGGTTCAATCAATCGCAACTTCTGGGTCTTACATTGCTTAATCTCTCCATTCTCAAATTTCAAAGACAGATGGGAAACAATTCCATCAGCGTAATCCGCATTTTCAATATAAATCGTCAAAGTATCATCATTGTCTATCGAATTAATTAGCTTGAATAAATGGAACATATTTACACCGATAATAATTTTCTCTTTTTTACATTCGTAGAACTCAAAATTCTGCGCTTCCAAAAAGCAATGGATGAGAATGGTGTGACTTTTATCCATATTGATAATTCGTATTCCATCCGGTTGGAAAATAATATTGGTCTCGAGCAAAATATCCTTCATTGCTCCAATTAAGGTGCGAAACGGACTAATTTGTACTGTTTTTAATGTTAAAATATTGCCATCTACAGAAGAATTTGACGCAGTCGACATAATAATTAAATTTAATTAAAAATCTTTAAACCCTTTGTAATTTAAAACGCTATTTTTTATAAAATATTATTTTTATAAAAATTATTTAAAAGTGAATTATTATATTGTATTAGTAAAATGAATGTGGAAGAATATGTCAATAAAATTAAAATATTAGAATATGAAAATATACAATTAAAAAATAAACTTAAAATATATACTGCGCCAACGCGTAATAAAAATTATTACGAAAGCCACAAAGAAGATATTATACTAAAAACAAAAGAATACAAGGATAATCTTCCACTTGAAAAGAAAAAAGAATATGCAAGAACTGCATATTTGAAAAAAAAAGATAAAATAAATAGTTTGAATGAAAAAAAACAAAATGAAACTATTTAGGGAATTATATATTTATGCGTATAAATATATAAATATATTATCTTTAGGTATAATATAGGATGGTGAAAAAGAAGAAGGACGAAAACATCCCAAAAGTTAAAGTTGTTAGAGATGACGTGAAACAACGTAAGGAAGACAATAAAAATACGGATTTTACGTGTATCAAAAGTTCGTGGAAATCATTTTGTAAAAATAATCTTTTAGCAGATACGATTGTAGAAGACATTTTACCAAAGATTAACACTATCAGTTTCTTATCATATAAATTGTTAAACTATCATTTTACAAGGTTATTGGAAGAAAATAAACCTTTACCAGAAATAAAACAAAATCTTTTTTATCAAGCGTGTTGTATGGTTTCACGACTAAAATATACAAAGGATACAACGGATACAACAACCGAACTATATAAAAGTTTTTCACAAATGAAAGAGTATATAACTGATGCTTTACCAGCACGTGATTATTTGTGTTTAGGATACATTACTAATTTGAATAAATTGCAACTTACTATGACGAATAATCATTTGAAATTGAACTTCTATAATCGTTTCCGTAAATATTTGAAACTACGAACTGGTGAAACCGATAATGCTGTTGTGTATCATTGGTTAAAGGATATTTATGAAGTAAAGTATGAAGGGAAAAATACATTTATTTTGTATATGCGTGAATGGTTAAAATACACACCGACCGAAGCAAATATAGTGAAACATTCTAATCATTTCGTTAAGATTTATTATTCTATTTTGAAGGAGTTTGAAAAATATCCAGAAACAAAAGGAGTAAGAACATTCACTTTATTACCACATAAGCACGGATTTACACAATCGCATATAACTATTTGTAATGCTGGGTTAGAAAATACGCTCAAATATATCGCGAATGAATTGAAACGTGCTAATAATAATATTGATAGTGGTTTAGATGTGAAAAAGTTTGCTGAGAATAGTAACGATTATTGGAAAGAATTATTCAATATTACAAAATATGAAACAAAAAATAAAAAGTTTGGGTATACAATTTTAACGGATGGTAAAAGCGTAGTGTTGCAAATGCGAAAACCTGTAAAACCAGAAAAAACAGCAACTCAATATACCGAGCAACAATACGATAACTTTTTAGGAATTGACCCTGGAATAAGGGCATTGATTACTTCTTATGATACAAATGATAAAGTTATTCAAGTATCCACCAGAGAATACCGACGCGAAAGTAAAATGATTTATGCTTGTAAGAAACGAGAAAACTGGTATAAAAGATGGGAACATTATGAAGAATGGAAACTTATACCTACTATAAAAACCAGTAAAACAAGTGTAATGAAGGAATATTTCAAATATGTATTTCCCAGATTGCGAATATTTACAGAGTTTCATATAGAAAAGGGTTTCCGTAATTTGAACTTCACGTCATATTGTAGAAGCAAAGCAACATTAGCAAAAATCTGCGAACGCATAAGCGGTGTAACCAAAAAAACAAAACATATGAAAACATTAGTAGGTTTCGGTGATTATTCCCAGCAACACGGATTAGTAAAATCTCACCCAACTACACCTATTTTACGTTTGAAAAAGGAACTTCGTAGGTATTGTAAGGTAGTTGATATAGATGAATACAAAACCAGCAAAACGTGTTCTTCGTGTAATAAAGAAATTGTATTATACCGAAATCGTATTCAACGAAAAAAAATGGGAGTTTTAGAACCCATAGCAAAAATGACTAATATCCATAGTGTAATCCGTTGCAAACACAACGAGTGCAAATTATGCTGTATGGATAGGGACATTAATGCTTCCAAAAACATATTAGGGTTGCTTCTCAATCAATATAGAGGAGAAGAAAGACCAGTATGTTTTAGACCAGAAAAAATTGCCGTGAAACCTCGCAAGAGTGATAAGCGTGCAAAGGCGTGCGATTCGCCATTACTAACTTGATTTTTTTTAATGTCGTGAAAACGGCGTTTTAAATTACCAAGGGTGTAAA